GAAATTTGAAAACCTTGTTAAATTATTTGATTCAATTAAAGAAGAATGGTTAATTGATAGTCATGTTGATTTTCAATTTAGAAACAAAGAATACTCGGAAGATTTAGGAAAACTAGCATTAGAAATTCCTTTCCAACACAACAAATATTTAAATTATTATACAGATATTAGTCAAGTAAAAACTTCGGTTGAGTTTGAACTGAGACGTATAGTAAAACAAAAAAGAGAATATTATTCGGGTGAAGCAGACGCCAAAGTGTATGCCGAGAAACCTTTCGGCACAAGTATTAAAACAGCAGAGAAAATGAGAACTTATCTGGAATCAGACGAGGATATTATTAACATAGAAGCAAAATTAAAATACATTGAACAAGCACTTTATTTCTTAGACAGTGTAATGAAAATGATTTCCAATCGTGGATTTCAAATTAAATCAGCTATTGATTGGGAAAAATTTATTAACGGTACTACCTAATGTCTAGATTGGTTATCAGAAAAAAGAACGAAGTATTTTTACAGATCCAAGCAGAACCATACGTCCATCAAGAATTATCTGACTACTTTACTTTTGAAGTTCCTGAAGCTAAATTTTTAAAAAGAAATCCAAAGTTTAAATATTGGGATGGAACTATTCGGCTTTACTCTCCAGGAACAGGAGAATTGTATATTGGATTATATACTCATCTTGCTCAATGGTGTAAAGAAAAACAGTACTCTTTGGAATCAGTTAATAATGATTGGTATGGAAGTGCCAATGATGTTAACGAGTTAGTATCTCCTGGTGGAGTAAAAGATTTTGTTGATAAAATTTCTAGTATCAAAGCCAGAGATTATCAATACTATACGGTTTACCTTGCCCTCAAATATCATAGGGGATTATTTCTTTCTCCCACAGGCTCTGGTAAATCATTGATGATTTATTCTCTTGTTAGATATTATCATGCTACCGATAAAAAAATTCTAATCATTGTTCCTACTACATCGTTGGTAGAACAAATGGTAAAAGATTTTAATGAATACGGATGGAACACTGATGAGCATATTCATAAAATTTATTCAGGTAAAGAAAAAAATTCTGACAAACCTGTTATTGTTACTACATGGCAATCCATTTATAAATTTCCTAAAAGATATTTTGATGACATTGATTGTGTAATTGGTGACGAAGCACACCTATTCAAATCTAAATCATTGACTGGCATTATGGAAAAACTTCATAACGCTAAGTATCGTTTTGGATTTACAGGAACCTTAGATGGATCCAAAACTCATAAGTGGGTGTTAGAAGGATTGTTTGGTGCATGTGAAAAAGTTACTAAAACTGATGATCTAATTAAAAAAGGTCATCTATCCAATCTTAGAATTAAAATTCTTTTGTGTAAGCACGAGTATCAATACTTTGAAGATTACCATCAAGAGATGGATTATATTGTCACAAACAAAAAAAGAAATAATCTGATTAAAAATCTTGTAGGTGATCTTGAAGGAAACACATTAATTTTATTTAACTATGTTGAAAAGCATGGTGAGCCATTATACGAATTAATAAATAACAGTACAGAAAATACTCGTAAGGTATTTTTTGTTCATGGTTCAGTTGATACTGATGAACGTGAAGAAGTAAGAAAAATAACCGAACAAGAAAGCAATGCTATCATTATTGCATCTTATGGAACGTTTAGCACTGGTATCAATATTAAACGTCTTCATAATATTATATTTGCTTCTCCGTCTAAATCTCGTATCAGGAATCTCCAAAGTATTGGTAGAGTACTTAGAAAAGGAGAGGACAAAGAAATAGCTACTTTGTATGACATTGCAGATGACATCTCTACTCAAACCAGACAAAATTATACTTTAAGACATTTACAAGAAAGGATTAAGATATATCAAGAAGAAAATTTTAAATACGAAATAATAAAGGTAAATCTAAAATGATGGAAGAAGAATTCTTCTCTACTATTAAATTAACATCAGGTGAAGAAATTATAGCTAAAGTGTGTTACTTACCTGATGAAAATTCTGTGTTAGTAGAAAATCCCATGTTAGTAGAAAGGCTAACAAAAAAACATCGTGGTAATTCTACTGGAGGTTTTATTTTAAAAGAATGGATAAATTCTACTTATGATACATTATTTGTAATTAAGATGGAACAGATTATTACTATGACTGAACTTAATAAAAAAATAAGAAACTTTTATCTTAATAATCTTAACCCATTATTAGTAGAAGAATCTAGTAAAAATTCTATACAAATTAAACCCAAAGAATTTAGTAATCAAATGGGTTACTTAGGATCTGTAAAGGAAACTAAACAATTCTTGGAAGAAATTTATAAAAAATCTTGAAGTATTTAAAGACCTTAAAGAACTCAATACAACTCTTGAACCCTGACAGTGTTATTCTACTCGGTTTCTGAGGTTTTGTCAACCCCCCTTGACAAACCCCTGAAAATGGTCTATACTGGTACAAGAAATATTAAATGATGTGATGGGTTATGGCAAAAAAGAAAACAGAAAACTATGTAAATAACAAAGATTTCTTGGAAGCTATTACTGTTCACAGAAATAAAGTCGAAGCAAGTTTTTTAAAACAACACGGGAGACATATAACTCAACCGGAACGATCTAAGAATTGGGAAGGGAAACCAGGCATTACAAATTATCTTGGTGATTGTTTTCTAAAAATTGCTACCCATCTTTCATACAAACCAAATTTTGTAAATTACATGTTTAGGGATGAGATGATTTCAGATGGTATTGAAAATTGTTTACAATACATTCATAACTTTGATCCAGAAAAATCTAAAAATCCATTTGCTTATTTTACTCAGGTAATTTACTTTGCCTTCTTGAGGCGTATTGCTAAAGAGAAAAAGCAATTAGAAATCAAAACCAAGATTCTTGAAAGAACAGGTTATGAACATGTAATGTACACAGAAAATTTTGAAGGCGAAATGGCAGGATTAAATCAAAGTTATTCTGACATGTCAGGCATTAAAGAAACCCTAGAAATTAAAAACAAACGATGACGATAGCTCTTATTACAGATCAACATCTCGACGGTCGTAAGGGAAACATTATTTTTTGGGAGTACTTTGCTAAATTTTATGATGAAATTTTCTTTCCAACAATTAAAGAGAAAGGAATCACAACTATTATTGATCTTGGAGACACATTTGATAACAGAAAAGGTATTGATTTTAATGTATGGAGTCGTATTCGCCGCCATTATTTTGACCGTATCCATGAGCTTGGTATTACTCTTCATATGATCACGGGAAACCATGACGTATACTACAAGAATACCAACGACATCAACTCCCCAGAACTACTGTTGTCTGACTACGATAACATTATTGTGTACTCCAAACCAACCACAATAAATGTTGAAGGTACTGACATCTGTATGATACCTTGGATTAATTCTGAGAACGAAGCAGAAACCCACCAGCACCTGAAGCAAACATCTGCTAAGATTGTGATGGGTCACCTGGAGCTAAACGGATTTGAAATTTCTCCTGGTCTACTTCATGAAGGTGGCATGGATGCAGATGTATTCATTAAATTCAAACAAGTATTTTCTGGACACTTTCATCACAAATCACGACAAGGAAATATTACTTACTTAGGTAATCCCTACCAGATGTTCTGGAATGACTACAAAGACCCTAGAGGATTTCATCTTTATGAACCGGCATCCAACAAGTTACGTTTTGTTAAAAATCCCTACGAAATTTTTCAAAAGATATATTATGATGATGCTGACCCTAATTTCAGCGTTAACCCCGCCGATTACGCAAACACTTTTGTTAAAGTAATAGTAGAAAACAAAACGGATTACTTCAAATTTGAAAAAATTATTGAAGGACTTTTTGATGCTAATGTTCATGACCTTAAAGTTGTGGAAACTTTAGTTGAAAAAGATACTATTAAACATCAAGATTCTGACTTAGAAATTAAAGATACTTTGTGTCTTCTTAATGAATATATTGATGAAGTAGAGATGTCCGTAAATAAAAATAACTTAAAACAGATTATGCAATCTCTATATATTGAAAGTTGTGAAGTAATCTAATGTATATTCTCACACTCAAAGACAGACAAGACGGTGTATTTTCTGTAATAGATGATACTTGTGGAGATCAAATTATTCCTATCTTTGAATGTGAAGATGATGCTGATCGCTATCAAGAACTACTTGAATTTACTCCTAGTAAATATAAATTACAAGTTGTAGAAATTCCCGAAGAAGTAATTGTTACTGCATGTGAAGAACGAGATCAAAAATATACTATAATAACAGAAGACGATTTTATTATCCCCCCCAAAGATTTAGAATGATTGTATTTAAAACATTACGCTGGAAAAACTTTTTAAGTACTGGCAACACCTTTACTGA